GTGTCGGACACGGGTTTCTTCGGTTCCTTGATTGTTCTTGAGCACAATAAGATCATCGAATTGATGATGCCAGATGGGATAAAAAACAGTGGCACTTGCATTTCGAATACCTCCTTGTGAGCATGACCGTAAATCTCCAAACCATTTCTTTAAAAACGGAATCATGCCTGTGTGCATGATCTCACCACCACGGATAGGCGAGCCTAGCGGACGCAGTCGTCCAATCTCTAATCCAATGCCAGCACGTTTGCTGGCATACTTGGCCATCATTTCGCCAGATGCAAAGATACTATCCAAATCATCATCACTGCGTATAAGAACACAAGAGCTAAATTGCTTAGTAGGAGTGCCCAAACCGGCCAGGACCGGAGTAGCGAGAGTAAAGAGCCCATCACTCGCTGCGTTGTAGTATTCTTTGATATAGCGCATCCTAGCTGTGTTAGGTTCTTCTCGATGAAATACTGTAGCTGCGGCCACCATGTATCTAACTTGTGGAGTTTCATAAATTTGTCCTGTTGAGCGATTTTTAACCAGATACTTTTCAATCAACTGCTCGATGGCAGCATACGAGTATTGTTCATCTCTAGCATGATCAATCATGTCATGCATGCGATTCCAATCACTTTCATCATACCACTCTAACAATTCAGGAGTGTACAAACCTGTGGCCACATTCTTTTTCACAATGTCATACAAGTGGGGAGGATCGTATGAGCCGTATACATCTTTACGCAACATTGATAGTCGTTGCTTGCCAGCCACATACTGATAGTTGGTGTGCCCAACATCAGGATTGCTTTCCACATCAATAAGATCCACAATAGCTCTCAGCGTCAGTCCATCAATTTCCTTGGTAGTAATACCATCATAGAAATGCACCTGAGCTTTGATCTCTACCATGCTTTGACTAACGTCAGCAATGCCTGAACAAACTTTGGCAATTTGTGTTTGCCATTTTTCCAGAGCAAGTGGCTCTCTAGTGCCATTTCTTTTGAGAACTGTTGTAATTTTCATTGTGTTTATTGAATCCGTAGTTGTATTTGTTTTTGAGTGACCTGATGCCGGGGTTTCTGTTCCCCTGGGTTGATATTTACAATCGTTGTCGAGTCCCAATTCAGTATATATTTTTTATTGTTGACCAGGACTAAATTGTCGCTAGCAAATTCGGCCAAAACAGAGTCCTGGATATCAGAACGATCCATCATAGCTATAGTATACATTATTCCCAGCCCTCGAGCAAGTGAGCAATAGATGTTGTCATCCAATAATTGCCAGGGATCAGGCCAAGTGGGAAGATCGTCCCAGTGTAGATGATAAGGTTGCCAAGGCGAAGTAAACCACCATGCGTTGATTTTTTGCAGGGCCAACTCTGGCGAGATGTCTTGGCACTGTTGTCTAAGAACAGCCCAGGCTTCAAGGCGCTGGGCAAAAGTACGTGACCACATTAGCCAAGGTGTGAGAGACTGTAGTAAATTTTTCCAGCTGCGCCAGCTGATGATGAATATGTCATGGTAATAGTACCGCCCACAGTAGACGCAGTGTCTGTTGGGGTCAGTGTGATACCAGTTTCAGCATTTTGATTGTAGTCGTCAGTCCAGTTAAACTCGCCGGTTGAATCGTCAGGAATGCTGACTGCTAACAAAGTGCCTGTTCGAACTGTTGTATCACGTGTGATGGTGTAGTTCATGGCAAATGCCCGACTGCCAGTGGGATAGTCACCCACTGTGAACGTAAACAGTGTAGTTCCGGCCTGGCTGGCTAACAAATCTTCAGTGATACCCGACTCGCGGATGAAACTGCCCATTTCAATTTGTTTGCCATTGGTTATGGCAATACTGGCCGGAATCCCTTGAGAGGTCACATTGAACAACTCAATTCTAGGATACGTCACACTTTGCGCATCGTTACGCTGGAACATGTCGCCAACAGAAATATTGTTGTCAGCGTTCATGCTGATGATGGAACTGGCTGGCAGTGCACTTCCGTTGAAGTGGTTGCCTACATCATAGAAAATATTGTAACCACTGGCATTGAGCGAACAATCCACAAACTCAATACCTTGAACATAAATGATATCAAAAGCATTGCTCATGATACGGAAGCCAGTGGGATCAGTGTCTAGTTTGATACCTTCGTACAAGGTACTGAAATTGTTGTTGCTGAATGTTACACCTTGAGTAACTTGGTCAGTGTCTATACCAAAAGTGAATCCACTAAACCCGCCTGCATTCCATACAATTTGGTTGCAAGGGTTGCTGACTGTGCTGGCAAAACGAACTGCGGATATATTGTCGCTGGCCAAGTTGGCAGTGATGTCTGTAGTGGTCAGTGCACCTTGCACAGTTACTGAATCAAAATTGGCAATGGCACATTGTTCAAACAAAAAGCCATCTGTGACTCTGTTGGTTCTAAAACTGATACCTGAACATTCTACGTTGCCAGGAGGGGTTGCGCCGTTAGTTTCAATATTGCCGCCCACTTGTTGCAAACTGTCAGCAGTTCTTCCAATGTAACTTGGTAGTGTGGCTGTGTTGTCCCAGTAAGGATCTCCGTTGGGGGCCAGGGCGCCTAGGGCAGTACCTGCTGGAACTTCAAAGTTGCTACGATAGTAGGCATAGGTGTATGGGCCTGCACCTGAGGTAACCACTACCAGCACACCAATGGCATAGCTAGACAGTTGATTCCATTCTTGAATGTTAAGATCAATTATGCTACTGTTTGCGCCTTCGCCATAAAGTTTGGCATAAGGCGGAATCAATATGGTGTCGGTTACAATGTATCGTCCAGCTGGAAAAAACAAACTGCGTCTAATGGCAGGATTGGTGTCTCTACAAAACATCTGATACAGCGCACGGTTTATGGCTGCTGTACAATCAGTAATACCATCGCCCACAGCACCAAAATCAGTGACCACAGCATAGCTGTCTAGTCTTGCTTGCAGACTTTGAGTAATCGGTGATCCGGAGGTAACACCGGTTTGTACAGTGTACCCAGCTGCTTCGCCTTTGTAGGTATACTGATTGGTGTAGGCCAGCACATCTGAAAATTCAGTTAGAACCTCAGTGTTGCCCACTATTGGTGCACCGTCAACTAGGGTGCCGTTACCAATAAACAATCGGCGTTGATCAGTGGCCCAGCCAAATTCGGCTCCGGCCAAGGGTTGGGGTAGATCAACTTCTAACCCTTTGCGTTGTGTTATTCTAGATACTTGTACTATTGCCACAGTGATGATCCTCGACTATCACATATTTAGCACGTAGTACTCCTCAACCTTTTTCCACCACATGGCACGATATTTTTCAAATTCTGCGCCTTCCAGCACAAATTCTTGATATTTTGGCTGGCCAATGATGTTGTGATTGGCATCCAAGTCCGGTTTCACACACATCAAAATTACACCTTTTCGGATGCGGGTGCCATGTATTTCGTTATGGGCTTCTGCGTATGCACACAGCTGAACAAAGTAATCATCAATCCATTCGCGCTTTTTGGGCTTGTTGGTTTGCTTGTAATCCAGGATTGATTCTTCATTTAAATGAATGCCGGCACCGTCTGTTGTGCCTGCATACACACCGGGAAAGTACAAGGGTACTTCGATGCCCCAAAATTCACTTACATTTTTTAGTCCCTTGTTGATGACTTCTTCTGCCATGATATGGCTGGGCCAGCTGAACGGATTAGATCCACGAGCAGGTATAGTACCTTCACGAATGTACCGTTCAAGATAGGTGTGCATTCTGGTGCCGCGATTGGCTGCTTCTGTAGTGATAGCTTGTGCTCGTTCTGCGCCCACTGTTCGTCGCCAATTGTGCAAGGCAGCTTTGCTTTCTTCACTTTTGGTTTGATCTAGGATGGTAGTTACACTAGGTAACTTATTGCCATCTGGGGTGGCATAAAATCTCTTGCCGTCTATTGTGACCCTGGGGATGGGTTGATAATCAAATTTTGGGTTGTACATTGTTTTGATTGGTTATCCAGGTGTGTAATGTTTGTGCAATTAGTTCATGGCCTAATTCATTTGGGTGGCCACACTCACGCAAGTATTGATTTGGTGCTTTCTTCATTAAGTATATTGGGAGTTCATACCTAAATAGTTGTAAACAAGATTTGTGATATATTTTATCAGTATCAATTCCAGGTAAATTTAAATCAAGATCACTCCATCCAACAATGTAGTAATCTTGTATTTTGTATTGTCGACATATGGCTTGCATGCTCAACACATTTTTATGTAAATTAAAGTTAAGCGTAGAAATTGACGTAAAATGCTTTATATAATTTTTAGAAATTTCATCAGTTTGGTTGACTCCTAAGTCAACAACCTTAACACTAGCAAGGTCTTCAACACCAAAAATACTTTTAGTTTCATCTATGGGTTGACGTAAATTATCTAATAGTATGCATTCTCTTGAAGGAGTGGTAATTAAAAAAACTGCTATTGAATTTTCTACAGGTATATCTGTACGTTTAACATAGTCAAGCAGTTGTAACACTGATCTGCTGTTGCTGGACCCTTGTATACCTAAATTAGTAAAATTGGTTGCAGATAATTTGTTAGCCAGTCGAGCCCCAAATGTATCTGTTTCTAATACACCAAGCCCCACAGTCCAACTGCATCCAAAAACCGCCAGAGCTGTCACACTCTAAAACTTTCTCCGCAGCCACAACGATCACGCTCGTTGGGATTGAGAAATTCAAAGCCTTCGTTAAGGCCTTGGCGTAGATAGTCTACAGTGACACCTCTGAGATACACTTCATTTTTCTTATCAACCAGTACCACAAAGTCTGCTTGGGCATAGTTAATATCAAATTCTGAAGGTTTGTATTCTTGTACGTATTCTAACACATAGGCCAGGCCTGAGCAACCAGTGGTCTTTACTCCAAGACGTATGCCAGCATAGCCTTTGGATTGCAATAATTTTTGTATTTTGTTTCTGGCAGTGTCAGTGATTGAGATCATGCCGTTTGCGATAGTCCTCTACAGCGGCTTTGATGGCGTCTTCAGCAAGGATTGAACAATGGATTTTGACTGGTGGCAACGAGAGTTCCGTAGCAATCTCTGAATTTTTAAGAGCTGCCGCTTGGTCAAGCGTCCGGCCTTTAACCCACTCGGTAACAAGAGAACTGGAGGCAATCGCACTGCCGCATCCGTATGTTTTGAATCTTGCGTCCGTGATGATACCATCTTGCACCTTGATTTGAAGTTTCATGACGTCGCCGCAGGCAGGCGCACCAACCATACCAGTACCAATATCAGTATCACTCTTATCAAAAGAGCCGACGTTCCTGGGATTTTCATAGTGATCAACCACTTTTTCTGAGTAAGCCATGTTAGATCCTTACCAGCACTTCTTGATAGTACCCGTTGATCAACACCATTTGTTTGCGATATGCAATGCCGTCAATGTACACAATGTCGGGCTGTGGCATAACCACCACAGGCGGTTGTTGCACAACTACAGGCGGTCGCGTCATTGCATACACCACTGCACCACCAATTATAGCAGGTGCTACCCAGCGCCAGTCATTACCGTGATGGTGATGGTGATGGTGATGATGTTGTTGGGGAGAACCAGTAGCATATCCATAAGGATTGCGGTGTTGCGCAAAAGCAACAGAACTGGTCAAAATAAGCAGGGTAGCGATAAGTCGTTTCATAGCAAACTCCTTTAAGTCAGTAGTATACTACATTTAACGTTTTTGGTCAACCTTTAGTTGACTCAATCAGACGCCGCGGTCCCGTTTTGCTGCCGATTTGGCAGCTGAAGCCACAATGTCCTGAGCTTTGTTTACAGGCATAGCCTTGTCAATTGGGTCTCCACCTTTATAAACAATAGGATCATCTGTGTCAGGTGCCAGCGGTTCTAGCACATTGCTCAGTGGTGGTTGATTGGTTAGTCCAGGCAACATTTGTTTGGTAACTGTGATGCCCAGGCTCTGGGCCAAATTTAAAAACGCATCTTGACTGATTTCTTTGCGGGCCGATTCATCTTCTGCGCGGCCAGATAGAAAATCTACCAGACCCAATAATTTGTCAGGGCTGGGAGTACCTGCGGTATTATCAGCAACTTCGCGTATTAACATTATCTACGTGATCGGCCTAGAGAGCCAGCCTGGGCAGCGGCTGCATCTAGTTCGTCAGCACCTGCTTCTGCACCAGCTTCGGCACCAGCTTCTGCACCAGCTTCTGCACCAGCTTCTACGTCAGCACCTTCGGGTGGCACTGGAGCAGCAGGAGCAGCACCCATACTGGCCATGCCAGCATCAGGTGGAGGTGTTTGACCAGTCACTACGCCAAGTGCGGCGTCTAGTTGTTGTTTGGTGCCTTGTAGATTTTGCATCAATCCTGACAGTGCGGCCGATGCATCGGTATTGAATTGTGTGGCTTGATCAATACCTACTTGGTTCTTGATAGAGTCAACCAAGGCAGGCAGTTCTTTGAATTGCAGTTCAGACACATCTTCTAACATGCCTTGCATTTTGTCAACCATGTCTTGAGCAGCCAACACCACTTGAGCTTGTTGCACTTCGCTTTCTCTCAACATGCGGTATGCGCGGCGCAAACGATTTTCAGCCACAGCGGCTGCATTAGCGTTGACCAACTGTTGTTCGTCAGAACTAAGTGTTTGGCCTTTTTTGAGCTTGTCTTGGGCCATTTTGAGCTTGGGGTCAACTGGCTTGGCGGTACCGGCTGCTGGTTGTCCTGGTTTGGGAGGAACTGCACCTGGCTGTCCTGGAGCAGCCAATGCCGGTGACTGAGGCATCATCTCTGCCAGGCGAGTGGACAAAGCCTGTTCCATCATCATTAGTTTGAGATAGGTAGGATTGCGCTCACTGTAATGGCGTGCACTGGTGCCTTGATGTTCACGGATCAGTTGCTGTACCTTGACCAGCATTGCTGATGTTTGTTTGCGGTTAAGCGATTCCACAGTTATACGCTTGCCAAAATAGCTCTCGAAAACACGAGATATTTGTTTGGTAGGGTTAGGCGCGGCCAGTTCTTGCAATTTCATTTGAGAATCCTCTAAGTTGTAAATATTTAGCCGAATTTATACATTTTTCAAGTTCAGCCGAAATACTCTTGTAGTATATGATCTTGGGTTCAATCTTGGTTCTAACAGTTTCGCGAAACAGGGGATTGCGACTGCGACTGGCAACACTGCGTCTGCATTCAATGTCTGCTGCCACCAAGTTCTTTTGCGCATCCAGTTTTTTGATGTTAAAAGCCAAGTTGAGTTGATGATTTTTGTCAGCCACGCACCAACTGATAGCACTGCGTTTGCTGTGGAAAGTTCCAGCCAAGCTGGTGTATTTGTACACTGCATAGCTATGGTCAGCTTGGGTCAAGTGGTAACAACCAAACACCACCCAACCTCCATGTTCGTCATCAACTATGAGATTGTGGATTGATTCTATTATTTGCTTTTCAGCCCAGCGTTCTAGTTTTTGTTCTCGGGTCATTTCAGTACGTAGTGTGTGACCAGCCAGCCAACTATGCCAGCTAAAAATGTTATGATTCCCAGGCCCCAGGAAATCAGTTGATTATTGCGTTTTTCAGCCATGTCATGCACAATTTCATGCACTTCTTTGACCACTATTTTTACATCGTCAATGTCTTTTTGCACTGTGCTGATTTGCAGTTCCAGTGCTTTGTATCGCTCAGCACATAACTCAACGTGTGCTTCAAGGCTTTTCTTTTCGATGTCTGTAGTATCTGGCATGATCAATTATTTATGGCACGGAACCAAATATTTTGATCAGCTCCTTGTGTGCACAACATGGGCAAAATATCAGTTTGTTCGTTTAAATTAGTTACCATGGGCACGCCTGCACAGTCTCTATACAAGGCTGCATGCGGATCACTGTGCCCGTCAACATGAAACGCATCTTCATTGGCAACTTCAAAAGTAAACTGCCAGCGACCATCTACACACTGTGGAGCCGACAGTTCTTCAGGTTGTGTGCGCAACCCAATTACCTGCAACAGGGTTTCTAAATTTCGCTGTTGATTTCTACTGCGATTCCAGTCATTTTGATTTTGAATCAACTGTCCGTGCCGATCATTAAAGGGAATTTGTGACACCCTGAAATTACCAGTTACACCAGTGGCTGAACAATCAAACAGGGTTTCACACATTACTTTCATCGTGTGATATTTAACGACAAAGAAAAACCCTGGATTTTTTACATCCAGGGTTGTTTAGAACAAGTCTAAAATTAAGCAGACAACTTGAAGCCGTTAGCTGTTGCGCTGTCCAACTGATAACCAGTGAAGGTAATGTTGGCAGCTGCCAAAGCTGTAGCAGCGTTAGCAAATGCGCCAGTTGGGTAGTATGCAATTGACAAAGCAGTTGTGTCAACTTGGTACATAGCCACTGTGCAAGTTTGTTGCAGAGCTTGAATAACGTTAGCAACGTATTCTTGAACGCCAGACTGAGTAGCCATGCTGTTGTTAGCAACAAAGCGAACGAAGTCAAGCTTGGGACCAGCTGGTTGAACTGTAGCAGTAGCGCCAGTGGTGCTGGTAGAAGCAGCGATAGGACCGTTTTGTACGTCTAGTGCAAATACTGGTTGTGCATCACCGTTTACGGGGGTAATATAAGCCATGATAAATTTCCTTTAAAGTTAGTGGTCTCGGTGGACCTGCTTTTATTTAGCCTTTTGGTAAAAATTATGCCTGTTGGGGGTTATTTTGAGCACGATTTCTAGCGGTGAAATCAAAGCGATTCACAGCTTTGCCGTAGCCTGCTGGGGTAGCCATGACCCATCCTTCGTGTCCTGGGTCCTTGAGATCCAAGCTGCTCAAAATGTCCAACTTGAGATTGTGCAACATGATAAAAATTGTAAATGCCGCTGCCAAAGCTTGTTGGTTGGTACTGGGGTTTTTGAGGTATTCCACAATGTTAGCAAACTTTTTGGGTGTCACTGTCTGTTGCAAATACTGCCCAAAGCCACCTACCAAGTTAGAAAAATCGCCAGTGTAGCCTGCATACTGAGGGTTGATGCGTTTGTTGATGTAGTCCACACACAGCTTGGCCAAGTCAGTGATCTGTGCTGCTCGCAGTTCAGCAGGGTTGAACAGTATGTCAATGGCAGCACCATGTGTGCTCAACATCTGTTTTATTTCTTTTGTTTTGTCATTGTTGAGCTCAAGGCTTTTGCCATAAATGGGTGTGATCAGCAACAGTCCAGGGACTTCGTTAAAACTCACGCGGCTCAAGGGTTGCTTGGCTTCGCCTTGGTCAGCATACATGGTGTGCATGGCAATGCCAATTTGACTGTTGCCAATTTTTTGGCCTAGGGCTGATTTGGCTGGAATACGATACTGCACAGTGTTGGGCTTGAACACATAGTTACCGGCCTCCACAGCTGGAGTTTCCATGTACAACAAGTCACCTTTGACATAACCACGAAAGTTTTCTGGTGTGGCTGCTTCCAACACTGGCCATAATGTAGCATAGAGCTGTATGAGTTCGCCTCGCTCGCCGGATCTACGATTTTGAATGTCAGCCATCATTTCAGGGCTAGTGGCAAGACCATCGTATCCCTTGGCTTCAAAGCCGGATCCATCTGTCAACACAAACTCACCAGTGGCAGGTTTGCGTCCAAATATCACCGCTGGTTTGCCGTCCCACTTTACGCTGGTGGTCTTTTGTGGTGCTTCGGCTGCTTGGCTTACAATTTCTAGAGCTTGCTCTCCGCCTCTGCGACCATTGCGAAATATTAAATCTTCAATGTGTTCAATGCCCTTGGCTCTGCCGCCGACGCCGGCTGCTTCGGCTTCGTACAGCCTGTAGGGATTGGTAGTCTCTTGCTCGATCAACGGTGTCATGCCTTGGTTTACAATTCTGTCTCGTAGCTTGGCCAAGAAGTGCACATCTGAGTGTTCCTTGACTGCCATATTGGGTTCTTGCAAACCTTCGCGCTGTAGATACTCTCTAAAGTCTGCCAGTTTGGCATCACGATCAGGATCATTAGCCAAAGCTGCATATATGTTTTCTACGTTTTTGAGATTTTCTTTGGTGGCGCCTTGCCCCAGCAAGTATTCGGCCACTTGATTGGGATCCATGCTGACCAACTGATTGTTGGCTCTGCTGAACATACCATTGGCACCTACTTTGAGTCCCAGTTGCTTGGCAATAGAACTCATCAACACATTACGGTTCATGCCCTTGTAAGCAGAATTGGCGCCACCAGCATAGAAAAATGTTCCCCAATCAAGGTTAGGAAAAAACATAAAATCAGTCTGCACAAATCCTTGCGAAGGATCGCCGTTGATTGGGGTGCGCAGGTGTACTTCGCCTTTGGAAGCAACATACTGTCTTGGATCAAGCTTGTTGCGTTGGGCCCACTGTGTAAGCAATGTGGTCAACTGTTGTTTGCTGACTTGGTTGCTGTCCACAGCCAAATCAAGGTCTCCCGATGATGCTTTTTTACCAGTGCTGCCTAACCAACGCACAGATTGGCCTTGATCATCTACGTCTGAGCTGAAGTCAATACCAGTCAAGGCTTCGACCCACTGTATGGTGCCAGGTACGTCGGCTTGATTAATTCTTTGTGTGAGTGGTTGTCCTTGAGCGTCTTTGAAAACGTTGCCACCTTCCAGTAAAGTTTTCAAAGTTTTCATACGCCAAGTTTCTCCAAGGCTGCTTTCATGGCTTTCATTTGTTCCAGTTGATCTGGGTCACTAACCCTGGCTGTCTGCTTGCCAATCAGTACTTCTCCACGAGGCCCTAGTGTCACTGGTGGTTGAACCCCCGGGGTTGCCGCTGGGCCCTGAGACATAAATTCTTCTGCAATCTGAGCGTTCATGATAGTCCTGGCCATTTCTAACCAAGCCTGCTTCATTTGCTCAGGTGTTGAATTGGGATCAATACTGGCTTTGATAACTGCATCTTTGGCATCTGACATCCACTGTTTATGCTTTGCCCCTTCCTCGCCCTGCCAAGAATTTATGTTCTTGATGTTGAATCCCAGCAATGAACTCACATTGGCATCCAAGTCTTGTTCAACTTCTGGTGCTTTTAACTGTGAAGCATTGAGTGCTGGTGGCCTTGAGGCTGCCATTGCAGCTTTGAGTGTTTCCAACCAAGAAGCTTCGGCCTTGGTGGCCAACAATGCAACCTGTGGACTGTTAACATCAAATGCTGCATTGGCACGTTGCCCAGGGGCAACTGTACCACCGCCAGGAGTATTGGGGTTTGCGCCAGGCAGCAGTTTCTGAGTAATTGCCCCCATAAATCCTTTGCCCACTATGCCGGCTTTGGCTCCCACACTGCCCGGGGCTGCTTCGGTCACTGTTTTTTTACTGGTAATTTCATAAATCTGCATGAGTTCTCCTGACTGATCTAGCAAACTTACTGGTGTCACGTTGGCGGATTGCATTGAGTAATTTTCTTTGCAAATTTTCAGACTGTTCAGGTGTGTACTCTGCGTCAATTTGTTCCATTAACCGTATAGCGTTTTCGATCAAGGTCTTGGCTCGGTTTTCTATCAAAAGACGGCGATCACGCTCTACATAGAGTGATTCCAATTCTTCCAAAATACTGCGTGTTTTTTTCTGCATCGCTTGGGGGCCTTTGTATTATTTAGCGGATTTGGGTTAGCAATAAATATTGATAGTACGCAAGGATATTTTATGACCAGCCAGATTAACCCCAATAACATTGACGGCAACTACCCAGTTGCCGGTGTGCCCAACAACACCCAAGGTTTCAGAGACAATTTCACCAACACATCAACAAATTTTCAATATGCGTCTGATGAAATCACTGAACTGCAAAGCAAAGGAGTGTTCAAAGCCGCACTCACAGGCACCACGCTTGACAACAACATGAATGATGGGTTAATCTACTCTGTAAAATTAGAAGACGTTAGTTGGACTTATGTGCAAAACACTGCGACATCTGGTTCAATTACACTGGATTACAGTGCTGGTCAATACCAGTATGTCAGCACCAGCGGTTCAATCAGCCTTGGATTTTCTAACTGGCCTATTTCTGGCACAGCAGGAATGCTACAGGTAGCTGTCAATGTTACCAACACAGCGCACACTTTGACATTGCCTGCGGCTGTTACCTTGGGAACAACTGGTATCCAGGGTTATTCTGGCGGAGTCATTACGTTTGCCGCAGTAGGCACATATCAATTTGCATTTACTACCTCAGATAGCGGAACAATCATTACTGTCTATGATCTAAATCGTCCATTAAACTACTTTACTAATGAAATTACATCAGCATCATCTATCAAATCCATTAGCCCCACTGCTGGTATAGGATATGGCACTGGTGCTGGCGGCACAGTAACTCAGGCCACAAACAAAAGCACTGGCGTTACACTGAACAAAGTATCTGGTCAGATTACCATGAACAATGCTTCACTGGCAGCGGCCGCAGAGGTTAGCTTTACTTTTACCAACAGTACTATTGCTGCCACTGATGTAGTCGTTACTGCCATCAGTTCAGGTGCCACAGCCGGTGCATACAACACTCACGTTGATGCAATTGCTGCGGGCAGTTGTAGAATTAGCATCACTAACTTTTCAGCTGGTCCCTTGTCTGAAGCCATTGTGATTAACTTTGTTGTTATCAAAGGCGTTAGTGCTTAATTACTTTTGATCTGTCCCAGCAGTTGTTTTAGTTTTGA